GTAATTAAATATTAAATACTTACGTATGATTGCGCACACAAAAAATACAGCAGTCAAAAAAGGTGCTGCTTCTATAGCAGTCATTCCATAATGAAATGCTATGCTCAAACATACAAAGTTTAATGTAAAATTAATCGGCGTTGCAGCAATGGTATCTATAACTGCAAATCTCATCCCTTTATTCATAATTAGTTATCAACAATTCCTTACGGTTCTTTTCATCAACACGATATATCTTACTCGAATGCATAGTATATGTCAAGTCCCATTCAACCTGAGTCCAGTCTTTGTATAGGTCTCGAATTTCCGCATTTGAATTATATGTAATCATAACTTTAGATTTCACTTCTGACATGTTTTTCTCAAACTCTACATGATCAAAAGTTAGATGGTGCTCACCTTTCTTACCATACAATCCAGACTTGATATCATAAGGGGGATCAGCAAATATAAACTCGCTTTCTGTACCATCTATAACTTCAGTGTAATCAAGATTAGTGATCAACCAATCTTTTATTTCTGGACCATACAATTTTAACTTTTGGATGTTGTTATAGGAAAAGTTTTGTTGACTTGCTTGCGCAGAGAATCCGCTCGACTCTCCTAGACCAGAAAAACTGCACTTGTTACACACGTAAAAAAGAACAGCAATCCGAAAAGGATCAGAGCATCCAGAGATTTCTTCTCTGCTTTCAAGAAAAAGGTTTCTATGTGCTTGCTTAGTGTCTTCATAACTTTCTGCGGAGACCTTGAGTTCTAGTATGCTGTTATATAGCATAATCGAGTTTTCTTGCAGTTGTTTCCAAAAGCAATACAAGTTATAGTATTTGTCATTGACCCATACAGGTACGTTATATCTACGAGAGATCTCAAGAGCACAAGACCCTCCACCAAGGAAGGGTTCTCTGTAACTCGTGAAGTCTGGAAGATTTCTAAAAAGTTTTTTAGTGGCACGAGATTTGCCACCGGGATATCTAAGGGGTGTCTTTAGTATCATCTAGCACAAGGGTAAACGTAAACGAACCCATCTCATAATTATCCAACACAGTTTTAGTTTCGCACAAAGCAGCAACTAAGTCAACAAGTTCTTCTTCTGACATCTCATCGATCAGTTCATCCATGGCACGTTCCTCGATTCTTTTTTGACGATAGTCACAGAAACTAATTACATTACCCATTAGATCGCTCCTTCCTTGCTGCTTCGTTCCATTCTTCTGGCGTAACATCGTCAATGCTGGAAGGACACGTAGGGATATCTGGATAGAAATGCCCCGGTGCTTTTTTAACTTCGGTTTTATTTTCCTGATCATGAATATACAATTGAATCAATGCGTAATGCAAGATCTTCATTACATCCTTACGCCACTCATCGGTGTTGCCTTTCCTTCCGTATCGCTTTGCATACTTGATGACGTTACCCAAGCAAAACCCAGTACCATGACCAGAATCAATGATGATGTCAGTAGCCTGATACTTATCCGTTGCATAATGTTGGTCGTATGTTTTATCGACATATTTTTTAAACTCCTGAATCAGTTGATCTTCATTAAATTTGTAGTTCATTATCTTTCCCACCTGTAAAATTCATGTTGTCCAATTGTACCCGTGTATTCCATACCACGATCCTTGACCCACTTAGGTCTCACTTGAAGAGAGTGATAATGAGTCGCACCCTCAGTCATTCCTCTCCAGTTTCCTTTGTCGAAAACTTCTTCTGCCATCATATAAGATTCCATCCACGCATCAGGATCTCCGGGTTCATCGCTAACACCATCACAAAACCAAGAGAACTGACACATGTGTCTTTTAGGAACCATGTTACCTTTCCAGTTCTCAATCCACACGGTTTGCTTAACCACTTCACAGACTGTGTCGGGATAGTAGGAATCCTCAACACGATTCATAACTACATCAGCAACAGCAGCTTGTCCAGCAAAACTATCACCACGAGACTCATGATAGATATTGAGAGCAAGGCAATAACGTTCGTCAAGAAGGTGCTCCTCTTCAATCGTTGGTCCAGTTGCTGAGACAACAACTGATTCTGCAGATACTGTTTGTGTGCTATTTTCTGTTTCAATCGGTTGTTCTTTATTGTCATCTGGTTTACTAACTCCTATATAAACAGCGAAACCAAGCAACACGATTGTTAGAACAATTCCTATATCAGGGAGATTCGATCTCGTTAACCAGTTCATCTCTTAGCATCCTCGCCATTGCATCTTCATCATAATCTAAACCATTGTTACTGAACTTAAATGCCAAAGTCATTCTTCGACATCGGGTATAACATGTGTGCCAGCAGTGATGATCTGGTTCATCTTTTCTCCCGAAATAGTACCATCTACATTGCCATCCGGGTTTATCTTCTACGGTTACAACTTCGTCTTTTTGTTTGTCATAGTAACGAAAGAATCCGTCACCTGTTTCGCTCCACGTAAATAAAATTTGGTATGCGTTTGCATTCCAATTAGTGTGCCATCCAGTCAATCCATCTACAGGGTAGTGAACGAACAGAGCAGAAGATGCTGTACCGATTTCTGGTGGTAATTCGTAACGTCCCCAGTTCCAGTATTTCATCCATTCAGGATCGTCTTCACGTCTCCCTGCAAGTCTTTCAACGGGGAATATCCTATATGTCTTAGGATAACCTATGTGCTCATTCCATCGGGGCAACATTCGCTCTCTTAAATATTCTTCAGAAGCGAACCATTCAACCCCTTTACCTCTCGCTTCTCCTACATTACATTCAATTTCAGGATTGTTGTAATCTGTAAGATCTACGTTTGACTTATCGCACAGATAGTGAAACTCGTTAATGACTCTGTCAAGTTTTTCTTGAATCAGAGGACTACGTATTGTTACTTCCATCAGTTAAACTTCAACTCTTTTACACGTTCAGTATTTATACGCTGCCCTGCAGATGAATGATCAAACACGGGTCCTGCGTCTTCGTCAATAAGTGTTTGCTCTCCTTGATCAACATCGAACAATCGCATCTTACTTCTATCAACACCAATGACAAATCGTTTGTTCTGATTAGGATCGTTGTACCTGTTCTTCAATTGCTTGACCATCATCTGCCCAAGTTTCGTCAGTTCTTCATCAGCAACTAAAGCGATCATAAGATCTGCAGTCGCAGGCAAACCGAACGACTCTGAAGTGTCTTCGAGACCCGGATCAGAGTTACCATACCCAGAGCGGGTAGTCTGTGTAGCAGAAACAATTGGAAGATTAAACTCAACGGCAAGACCTCTCAGTTCCTCTGCAATCGCCTTGATATAAGTGTAGGAGTTAATCGATCCTCCCATAGACTTCATTCTAGAACTAGCACAGATATTCAGATAGTCGATGAAGATAATATCAGGAGAGAAATTTTTCTTCAAACGCAACTCGTTGAGCAATGCACGGAAATGCCCTGAGTGTGCCTGTCCAGTTGGATACTCTTTGATAATCAATTTGCCTTGAGTCTTAGCAGACAACTTGTGAACCTTCTCAAGGAAAGAGTCTTTAGGTATCGTGTCCAATTGATCAATAGCAACGTTCAAAAGATTAGCATCGATACGTTCAGCGATGCGTTCCTCTGCCATCTCCATAGTGATATACAGAACGTTCTTGTTTAGGGAAAGGCAACTAGCAGCGTGATGACACATAAAGAGACTTTTACCCACGCCTGTACCTGCCAGTGCGATGTTCAGAGTCTTATTGGGGAGTCCACCTTTGGTGATCAGGTTTAGGTATTCCAGATCAAACGGAATACGCTCCTCATGCTCATGGTAAAAGTCATATCGCTCTTCAACATTCACTAAGTAGTCATGTCCAACATTAGTGTCAAAACTAACTGCTAGTGCCTTTTGTAAGAGATCAGGAATAGCATTCTTAGTCAACTTCTCGTTCTTACCATCAAGGATGTTGATCGACTCGAACACTGCGTTGTAGACTGCTCTTTCCTGACACCATTTCTCTGTCTCGTCGTATAACCAATCAAGGTTCTCTTCTTTAGGCGTGAAGATATCGGGGACGATATCTTGCACATGCCTCTCCATTTCTGGAGAAAGATTCATTGATTGAACGCCAAGCAGAAAAGATTCTTCACTAGGTAACTTGTTATACTTCGATACCAAGTCTACCAACAACAAGAACAACTTCGAATATACACCTTCGAAGTATTCCTTTTGAACAAACGGCATAACCTTACGCATGTAAGATTCATTCGTAATGACATTACGTAAAACAACTTTTTCAAAGTCAACTGTATTCATCTATACCTCAAATCTTGTTGTCTAATAATACACCACCGTTGTAACAAATGCAAGTCTTTTTTCTATAGCATAGAACTTGCCACCATCCTGTTTCTGCAGGAAACAGTGCTTTGTTTTTATGCAAAGAATAAACTTTATCGCAGTCAAACAAAGAACGTTTATGAATCATCATGTGGTCACTGTGATGATATTTGCCTTCATAAAATGTACTTTGTGTTGCGGGAGTAATATTTTCCCAACTAGGTGTTGAACTTCCATACAATTTTACATTGATACCAAGATGAAACTGATACCCATAACCTATGGACACATCTTCTTCGTAAGATTTTTCCATACTCTTTTGAAAATGATCAATGGATTCTTTCAGGTAAGATAGTTTAGAATCATATCTCACCCGAACAATCATGTCATACTCTTCTGGAATTGTTGACAGAAGATCTGCATGAGCAATGATTTGTTTCACTCGATTGTATGCTAGGTTTCGCCAGATGCCTACTAACTGATTGTGGTTTCTGATTCTACGAAAAGGCATATGTTGTTGAGTATCATATGCAACATAGTCTACTTTAGGTTCAGGAGTGAGAAGTACATTTTTTAACTTGGTTTTATCGTAGGTCTGTCCTTTCCATGTTTGATAAAAAATATCAGCGTTAGGAAAGGCAAGAGGTATACGATCAACGTTGTTGATGTAATTGAATCTAGGCAGTCCTGAAACTAAGACTGCAGTTTTCACTCTTCTTCTTTGTCCTTGAATGCAATCGAACCGTCTGCTATAGCACGTTCCATAATGTCTTCCAGAATTTCAGCGGCAAAATCCTGCAGCGGTTCGTAATCTTCAGTTAGAGTATCATCTGGACTAGAGACTAGAGCAAAATTAAAACTGAGATGATCACCGTCTTTATGTAACGCAACATTACCAAAAGCAATTACAGTTTCTGCAAACTCTCCTTCTAAGATACGGACGTGCCACGCCTGTTCGTTTGGGTTTTCTTCTACGGGTGTCAATTCGTAGTGTATACCTTCACTTACCTTGTCTAGGTTAATCATTTGCTACCTCAATTTCTAAATCCACTTCAGAA